TATTTATTAATAACTAATAATTTTTTTTTCGTTCACTATTTAAAAATATATTTATTATATAATTATATAATATATATAGAAATGTTTAAAAATCTAATGAACATTACAAATCAAGAAATAATTTTAACTGAGAAAATTAATCTACAAGATGCTAATCGCCTAATATATTCTGATCATTTGGATACTTTAGGAGTATCATCCTTAGAAAAATATTTAAAGGAATATAAAAAAGAAAATAAAATAAATGTAAGTTACAAAGATAATCAACTTGGTAGATTAAAAATAAAAGCAACATCAATTAAAGATGATGAAACACTTATGACTATGCCGTGTATGTACAATACAATGAAAGCGGTATTATGTAAGGGTATATATTATGATGTTGATATATGTAATGCTCATCCAACCTTATTATCTCAATTATGTGAATTCAATAATATTGAATGTCCTAAATTAAATCATTATATTAAAAATAGAAAAAGAATAATTCAAAAAAGTGGTAAAAATAAAAACGAATACAAAAAAGTTTTATATAAAATGATGTTTAATAGATATGATAAAAAATATGATGATCAATTCCTAAATGATTTTAATAATGAATTAAATATTATTACTAAAAAATTATTAGATATATATCCTTCATTTATTAATCCTAATATACATGATAATCAGACTGGACAAGCAATGGCGATATTATGTCAACAAATGGAAAAATTATGTTTATTGGGGTTATATCAGTATTGTAAAGAAAATAAATATGAAGTAGGGGCATTAATACATGATGGTCTACATATTAGTTCTAAACCTGATTTAATTGAAATGGAAAAATACATTAAAGATAAATTAGATATAAATATTAAATTAGAAATAAAAGAATTTCAAGAAATAAATATGGACAAGATCCATTTTTGTAAAAATGAAGTTGAAGGTTCAGAAATAATAATAAAAGATTTACAAGATATATTAATTAGATCTAATAATGATTTATTTATTTTATATGATAATGTATGGTACAATGATGAAAAAAAAATTAAATTTGTAATTAAAAATATTATTAAAAAATATGATATATTAATTAAAAATAGTTTTGGATTTTCAAATATATCTAAATCATCATCAGGTATAAATAAATTAGTTGAATTAATTTTAGATAGTGAACTTATAAAAGAAGATTATTATATTGAAGATAAACTTTTTAATTCTAATTTAAAATGTATTTGTTTTAATAATGGATTTTATGATATGGAAAAAGATAAATTTTTTAAATATGAAAATAATAATATTTATACAAGATTTAAATTAAGTTATGATTATGAAGAACCATCAGAAGAAGATTTGAAAGAAGTAAATAAATTATTATTTGATCCAGTTTTTGGAGATAAAACAGAAATAAAACACTTATTTAATAATTATGTTGCTCGTTCAATTGCTGGATGTTATGAGGATAAAGATTGGTTAATTGGATTAGGTGAGCGAGATAGTGGTAAAGGTTCATATATGGAATTATGTAAGTATACTTTTGAGGATTATGTAAAGTTTACAAATGCTGAAAATTTTAAATATAAAGAAAATGTTTCTGATGTTGCTAAAAGTTATAGTTGGTTAGTACGACTTCAAGGATGTCGTTTATTAGTAAGTAATGAGTTTGAAAAGAGAAAGAATGGCGGTGAGGTTAATGGTAACATGATAAAAAAGATATGTAGTGGAGGTGATCCAATCGAAGCAAGGGTAAATAATAAAGATGAAATTGAATTCAAACTACAATGTAAATATATGGCTTTATTAAATGATATACCTGAGATTACTCCATCAGATGCTAAAGAAAAATTAATACAATTTAATTATCCTTATAAATTTGTAGATAAAGATGATAAAAGATGCGGTAAAAAAACTAATCTATTTGAATATAGAGAAGGTGATGAAAATATCAAAACTAAATTAAGACAACCTAATTTAAGAAATGCTTTTTTTAAAATTATACAAGATTATTATAAATTAGGTAAACCTATTATAACAGATGAACAAATTTTAAAAGATATAAATGAGATTAAAGAAGAAGATAATGATGAAGAAAAATTCAAGGATCTATTCGAATTTACAATGGATGATAAAGATTATATTAAAACAAATGAAATTAAAAAATTAGTAATAAAAGCAGGATTAAACTTATCAGCAACTAAATATAATAGAATAATAAGGAATGAAATCGGCGACACTTTAACCTCTCGAGACGGTTCTAAGGTGAGAACAAAAATGAAAAAGAAACAACAAGCATATGAAGATTCTGTATGTGACTTGGATCTGTAATCCTTGTTTTATTTAATCCGTAAAAAATAAGGATTGAAAATATAAGGATTATTTAAGAATTAATTAAGGATTAGATAGTAATATAAACTATAATTTATTTAAATTATAATTTATCAACTGATTATTTAGACCACAATCCGTAATCTCTCTTTTTTTGAAAACTCCTATACGGTACTATATATATATAACAGTAATAATAATAAATATATAAATATAAATATTATATATAATAAAAAATAAGGATTATATAGTCTATATATATATATATATAAATAATTAAAGATTAATGTCAGTCTAATCCTTGTTTAATCCGTGTTTTTAACTAAGACTGAAAAACAAGGATTAAATCCGTAAAAATAAAGATTAGGATTTTAAAACTGGGATTATAAGAATTTAATTTAAATTTTATTGAAATAATTGAAACATACTTAAATAAATAATAACTAATAATATTAAAATAGTTATTATATATATAGAAATGAAAAAAAAATACGATTATTTAAATAAAAAGTTATTACCAGCAATTGCTGATAATTTAGGTTGTGAATGCTGTAATGTAGATGAATTTATTTTTAATGGAGATCATACTCAAGATAGAAATGATAGAGAATATGATTATTGTTTATGTGGTGTACCTATATTAGATAAATATAGTATTAGACATATTAATACTAATGAAGTAATATATCCAATTGGATCTGAATGTATAAAACACTTTAAAAATATGGAAGACTTTAATAAAATTGAGAGGTATAAACATCTAACTAATTTAAAAGTTAGAGGCGGAAAATATAAAGGTTTATTAATATCTGACCTATACCCTACAATTTTATATAGATTCCATACAATGAATAATTATAATAATAAAGTTTATATAAAAGAAATTAAAGAATATTATAAATTAAAAAACATAGATAAAATAGAAAAATATTTTAAAATGTCGCCTTAGTAATCTTATATATTACTGTATTATTTTCATCTAATATTGCTGGTGTATTATCATTATTAAATATTTCAGTTTTAATATTTTGTATAACACAAGGTTTTTTAAAAGTATAAGTTTGATTACCAACTCCTGACATGAATAAAAAGTCATCAATCCTATTTTCTTTACTTACTATACTTACACAATTGACTAATTGTCCGTTACTTATATATTTACTTTCTCCGATCATATCTGATCGTATAATGTAAAAACCGTGATTAGTTTTAGATGCTATTTTATCTGCTGTAAAGGTTGTACTTGTAGCATTAATTATAATTTGATTATATCCTACTGTCCATTGATGACTACTTATCTGTTGTAATACTGGTGGTTGATTAGTAAAATATGCCGCACCAAATAAATTCCCACTGTATTCTATTATATCAGCACTTTCTATCTGAGCATTAGTTGTAAATGGATAAGATACTATATCAAAATTATTTCTTGTTAAAGTTGTATATTTATCTACATTTAAATCAGGTATAATATTTTTATATCCTAATACATACAAAAAATTCCTATAATGATTATTATCATCTATACCAAAAGATTTAATACCAATACCACAAAATGAATCAAATATTGTCCATCTTAAAACATTATACTCTTCTAATTGTGCTGTTTGTGGAGCTGGGTTATTTGGTCTTACATGAGGGTGATATATAATAGGATGATTAAATGGATTAATTAAATAATAATTGTTACCAGCATTAGGATTTAAATTAGAATTAGCATTGTAAGCACTTATTGGTGATAAAGAATAAGGAGTATTTCCTGCTGGTCTTCCTGTATGTAAATTACTAAATTCGAATTTATTCTCTACTGAATTATATTCTAATTTTGGAAAACAACCTAAATAAACTTTATCAATTATTATATCTGTATAATAATTTTTGCCTGATCTTAATATAGAATTTAATGGATGTGGTTCAGGATGTACTGTAATTGTTTGATTAGGATCTTGAACATTACTTAATCCATTAAATAATAGTAATGAGTCATTACCATAAGCAGAGAATGCTCTGTCATATCCAATAGATCTATTAAAACCAGTTATAGGATATTTTATCTGTTGTGGTGTACTTAATCTTAAATAATAATTAAAACTACCTGGATTACCATCTCTTGCTACAAATCCTTTCCATGGTGCTGCTTTACTTCCTTCTGTTTCTATTCCATAATAATCCATATTAAAATGAACAGTTGCTACATGTGATAATTCCATGAATTTTAAATCAGATCCTATTCTTTGTGTGTATCCATCTGTATTACTAATATGTAAAAACCTATGATTACTTGGTAATCCTAATATTTCTAATAAGCCCTCTTCTCTTTGTTGTGTATCAAACCATTTAAAATAATTTTCTCTCTCATTCCAAAAATGTTCACTTACTTGAACCCAAGTATCAACGACTAATGCTGGTAATGTATCTATAATAAAAGGACAATCAGGTCCATCATTTGAATTCCATCTATTACCTAATTTTAATCCAGCATTTCTAAAATTAGCATATTTAGTAGCAACAAAATCAAAATTTCTTAAATATACACTTAAATATGGACCTATATTATAAAAATCTGTAAAGGCATTTTCACATAATGTATAACGAGTACCACATTGAAATGCTTGGAAGCATTGAGTTTCTTTTATCATTGAAGTATCAGTAATATTAGGTACACTACTTACAGGTAAATCATCAGCAGAATTTTCTAATCTAAAATTAGTATCAGATAATTGTTCTTTTGGTCTTTTAGTCAATTTATATTCATTTATAACTTTATTTAATTGGATCGTAATATCTTGTGCTACATTATTTACATTATTAAAACCTTTATCTGTTTCTATATCAATAAATTTTTCATATTCATACCACATAAAATAACCAGGTTCATTTTTATCAAATTCTGTTATATTAGAATTATCTTTACCTTTATCTCTTTTATATATTGTAAATCTTTTACAATCAAATTTTCTTTTATAAATATCTAATACATTTGCTTTTGTAAATGTTCCAGTACCATTATCAGATGTTTGTATTGGTACATGTCTATTAGTAGCATTATGATCATCAAAATCTGCTACTGTTGCTGGATTATCTTCCCATACTTTATCAAATGTACTTAATGGTAATCTTAGACAACATAAAGCATCATTATTCTTATAAAAGTTAATTTTCATTTGTGTTTTATTATCATATACATCATTAGAATGTGTACCAGTAAAATCATATGTAGCATCTGTCCATAAACCTGATTCTGTATATTTTCCTAATCTTTTTCCATCAAAAGATATACTTGATACACCATCACCAGCACCATTAGCATTTAAAAAAGCACTACTAACTTCTATACTATCACCAGGCATAACTTGAATACCATTTCCACAGTCATTTTTCCACTTACTAAAATCATTATCTGATTTTTCTGATGCTTGTAGTCTTGAACATTCCATCATAAAAGTATCTACAAATTCTTCAGGTTGATCTTGATTTTTATCTTTTTTTTTACTCATATTAAATAAATATATATATAATTAATATATATTTAATTTTTATTTATAATTATTATTAAAAAACTAAATTACATATATGCTTGATACATTCTTTTATTAATACAATTAATAGTTTTATTAACAACTACATAACATCTCATTAACAAGTTAGAAGTTTCTACTGCTTGTGTATTTCTATTAAAAGTAAGCACAACACCTTCTTTATTAACTGCTCTATTAATCTTAAAATAGAAAAAGTTTTTATTATTATTAACTCCTTGAGTAGTATCACTGATATCATGACCTTCATGTTCTATATCAGACATTAATAAAGGTCCTTCATCAAAATATTCTTGTCTATTGATGTATGGTCTAAATTGATTATAATTATTTAGATGTGATGCCATTTGTGAAGGATTCTTGAGAACTTGAGGAAATAAATCCATACCATTAATTTTAATTTGTATTTTTGTATCATTTGTTAATTTAGCACCTTTAGATCTATAATATGATAAAGTAGATTGATATCTTTGAGTATCATTTAAACCTTGATCAGTCAACATAATAATTAAACCTTCTACAAATCTATTAGCACCACCCAAATTAAGAGTTTCAGCAATTCTATTATTAGAAGGTATTAAAGTTCTCATATATAAATTATATTCACGAGCAAGTGGTAAGCTCCATTGATTTCTTCTTAAACTTTCCATTACATTACCATCATATAAAATAAAATCACATAATAAGCCAGTAGTATTAGGATCAACTCTTAAAGTTTTACCTACATTAGTTTGACCATTACCTGTAATATAAATATCTTTATTGAATTCAATTTCCAGCTCTAGCTGATCATTAATATCATATAATGGTAATGGAGAGTTAGCAATTACTGGAACTAATGCTCCTAAGTCTATTTGTAATTCTTTACCATCTTCTAAAATTAAACAATTATTATATAATAATTTTTTAGTACCACTAACAATATCAGTTTCATATTGTGTATCATATTCTAAAGTATTCTGTTCAAATCTTTTAGTTACATTGCCAGCATTTGTATCATCTACTCCATTTCTCCATGCTCCAATTATACCATGTTTTACTGTACCAATATTTTTAATATTTTCACCTTGATAAAAAGCACTTTCAAAACTTCTATAATGATCATAAAAATTAATTCTACTTAGTTCTTTTCCTGATGCTCTAAAAACAACATCTTTGACAATTGAATCTATACCAATTCCACTAGGTAAGAAAAAGCGATCACCATCATTACTAGACCATTTTAAACCTATAATTAATTTACTATTATTATTTAACCAGCCTATTTTAGGGATAACGAATCTAGCTCTATCCTCGTTTATAACAACTGGATCAACAAAACGGCAATCTATATATTGCTGATTTGGTACTCTTTGATCACATTTTAATTTTAATAATTCAGGTAGTTGGGCATCTTGACATGCTTTTTCTTGATCACTATTAAATTGGATATTATTTTCAGGTAGACTATCAACTTCACCTTGTTTAGCAGACATATTATATATATCTATATAATATATTTTTTATTTAAAAAGTCATTAATTTTGAAACTTTAAAGAATACATTTACACTATAAGGTTTAGGATTAGTAGAATCTTTATGAATAATAAGACCAAATTGATCATTAGTAAAGTTTTCACCTTGATGACTAACATTATTATAAGCACATCCAATACCAAAACTACCACCAACATCTACAATTGAAGCAGTACCTGATTTTGGTGTATTTACTGGATTTCTTAAGTTGTTACCACCTGCCATAAATGGTCTAAAACTATCATAAAAGTTTCTATATAAATCAGTACCTAAAATAGATCCAGTTTTACCATTTGCTTCTAAATTAAATTTAAGTGGAGTTTTAACACCTGCTTTTAATATTTCAACTCTATTAATAGTATCAGTAGCACCTCCAGCATCTTTAATAGGATTAGTATCCATACTATTTTCATTACTATTATTAGCATAAGTTTGATCAACACAATTAATAAAAAATGATTGTACTAATGGTTCACCAATTCTAAAATTAATTGTATTATAATTACTATCTAAAGTAGTATGATGAGATATGATAGTATTGTATGTAATTTCTTTAATACCCATTTCTTGTTGACTCATCATCTCTAATTCATAAGATAGTTGAACATCAGTAAGTTCATATTTACAACCAGTAGCATTAGTTAAAGATCCAGTATCAAAGAAAAAATTAGCATCACTTGCCAGCATAATTTCTAAATTACATCCATTTAATTTACTTGGATCAAGCATATAGTCACTTGATAATAATAAACCACTAAATAATGGAATACTAAAAGAAGTTTCTTTATCGACTATTTGCTCTGAAATACTATAAAAATTAGAAGATGAATTGGAATACATATTGAAAGAAGTAGCAAGATCTCCTAAATTTTGGGATTGTTTCATGAATGATGCCATAA